AAGTAGGTGTGAAAGATCTCTTTACTGGAATACTTGGACCTTCGGATCCCCTAGTACAAATCTTTAATCAGAATGTTGGATACTATTCTACAACGTATACAGATCCTTTACTAAAGACCTTAGGGTTTGATACCAAGGACCTATCTAAAAGTTTGAATGAGACGAAGAAGATCCTGGCGCAACTGAAGACTGTCCTAAAAGTCCTGAGAGGACTCACAGCTATCAGTATCTCTGGAATGTTAGAAGCAGTAAGATCTTATGCCCAAAGTCAAATCTTGAAGCAAATATCCAATGCTAAAGCGCAAATCTATTCTAGATTCTACGCTATGGTCATGAGTCCAATCATACAAGGGGCAGAGGATTTAAAATCCAAAACCACTACCGCCGTTCCAGTCATAAAGCATATACAAGAAATGGCCATGGAGTCTATCTTCGAACAACTTATAAAGTTTCAACTAGAGTTAGCTAATCTAGCAGCAGAAGATCAAGAACTTTATGCAGTTACTAAAACAAAATCATTAACTATCCTGAAGGGGAAGAGAATAGACCAATTACTACAGTTCATTGATGTGGCTGAGAAGGAAGTAGATCACTATCTTGGAAGTTCTGATATCCTTAGCAGCATATTTTCAGATGTAGATAAGAAGCTTTGGCCTCTGCCAGTGAAGAAGACTACTATCAAACTTCCACTCCCCGTTCCAGGGAAAACGTATGAATTTTAGGAATTTTATGTGGACAGCAATACAAAAAATATCAGGTCCTAGTTTCGAAACTACTATATGGCAAAGAGAATGGAATGTCTATAAAGCTATGATAGAAATACTAGGAGAAGATGTCCCTTGTACCCTCGGAGGCAAGTATACTTGGATTACTTCCCCTACTACAGGTATGCCTTTACAGATAGATATCTTCTATCCTAAGATACAAAAGATCTCTGGAATAAAATTAGCCACACCTAAAGCCTTAGCGATAGAAGTACAATCTTCCTTACATGATGGAAAGTGGAATAAGTCTAAGAGTTTTTTCTTCCGAACGAAAGCAGAATTTGATAACTATACCAGGAATCAAGAATGGAAACGTTCACAGATCCTTGGTAGGAATATCCCCTTCCTTGAAATAGATCCTTCTAAAGATGATCTATCCTCAAAATCTTTAAGGCTTAAACTTTCCAAAGTTTTTGGCTTTCTTCTTTAGGATACTATGCAAGTTACACTAACACCAGAAGTTTATAGTTCTACAGGGTATGATGAAATAGATCGTGGTTTTCAGACCGAAGCTCCTAAAAGTACTAATCTGTTAACCTATAAGGCCCTCTCAGATCCTATTGATACTAAGTTAGGATCTGTTAGAACTGGTTCTATGGCACAACCAGGACAGGTTGTTCTTGCAGACTTTGATTTCTGGACTATAGCGAACGCATACTACCTTGACTCTTATCTTTCATCTGCTATAGATAAATATATTCATCTCGTCTCTAAGGAAGGTTGGGAGATCAAAGGGAAGAACACTCAAGCAGTAGATTACATCAAACTTCGCCTTAGGATGCATCAAATAACTTCTGATAAAACCTTTGAAGCACTACTCTCAGATATTGAATTTACCACAGTACTCTTTGCAAATGCATTTCTTATTAAAGTTCCCTTTAAAGGTACAAATCCGATTCCTGGTTTGAAACTCACTCCTTTTGGAAAAGCAAAACCTGTAGGTGGATATTTTACTGTTCATCCTGGTATGTTGCAACCTGTTGTTACTGATAAAGGTATTATAGAGTCTTGGGTTTATTCAGTAGCAGGACAAGAAAGAGCACGATTTAAACCAGAAGAAGTCATTCACATAGCTTATGGAAAAGCTCCAAATACTTTGTACGGTCAACCTTACTTCTTAGCAGCTATAGAAGATATTCGTTCTTACAGACAATTAGAGTATCTTACCGTCATGCTTATCAACAGGTACATCCACCCTATCATTCATGTGCGGAAAGGGATAGATGGATCGGGTAAAATTATTACCGGAAGAACTATAGAGTCTGAAGATATTCAAGAGACAGATCAACTTCTCAGGGATATGACCGTAGATGGTATTCTAGTAACTCCTCCTGATGTAGATATTAAAGTCCTTGGAGTAGAAAGTCAAGCCCTTAGAGCTGAAGGTTATTTAGATATTTGGCGAAAGAGAGTATTCGCTGGCTTAGCTACTTCAGATACTGCGATGGGAGAAACTCCTGCAGGAGAGAAAAGTATTACAGAAGTAATGCATGATATGGCTAAAGCTTTCCAGAAAGTGATCGCTCAAACGATAAACTCGCAGATTATATTTCAGATGCTCTTTGAGGGTGGATTTGATCCTATACAGAATGAAGATGAAGCTCATTTTGAATACAACTCCATTTCCTTAGATGAAGATATTAAAGAAAAGACAGAATATATTGCAGAGTGGTTCTCTGGAGCTTTAACCTTAGATGAATATAGAGAATTCCTAGGAAAAGAACCTCTAGTAGATGCAGATCTAGCCAAAACATACTTTGCTATCTCAGCTTCCTTGGCTGCACAGTATGGTCCTCAAGTACAATCACCTGCACAAGGAACTACAGACAATAAACTACGTCCAGCAGGTATTGCTGGTACTAAATCCTCTCCTAAGGGAGGGGTTATACGAAAGAATTCAGAGGAGGATGAGGATGAGTAGAGAATTAGGATATGAGATAAACAAGGATACTGGTATTTGTATCCTTAGAGAACAACTTCTATTACCCACTAGTAGAATTCCAGTAGAGAATTTGAAACATTTGCAAGAATCCACTACCTCCGTTCCAGACGTGATTTATCCGATGTTCCGTGCTCTTACAGCAGATAAAGTAACTAGGAATAAAACGTTCTATAAGAAAGAAACCCTAGCCGGAGATAGTAGAAAGAAAACTGGTATTTACTCAGCGATATCTCCTTATCCAATTCCTTATATTAAAGATCATGCTACTGGTGGAGGAATGTTTGGTGGAGAAACTTCTGAAGTCTATGGTAGAGCTATTAATGCTTTTATGGTAGAAGATGCTAAAGGTGGATCGGCTTGTAATATCATACTCGGCGTTCCACACCCTCATGCTATAGAACAAATTACTAATGGAAACTGGCTTACAGTATCTATGGGATCCAGAACAGAAGAAGCAACATGTTCTATTTGTGAAGCAGATCTTATTAAAGACCCTTGTGAGCATAATCCTTGGGATAATGAAGATTTTCATACCATCATAGGTCCTAAAGGATTTAAGTATCGTGAAATTTCTAATGTGTTAATGCCTTCAGATACTGAAGCTATTAAACAATCAACGAATGTAGATCCTCTAAGTTATAAAATGTTTGCTGGAACGAAGGAGAGTGTTTATAATTTAATGGATCCTACCAGGAAGAATTTACTAGAAGGAGCTAGCCCAGAAGATAAGATTGCCGTCGAATCTATTTTACAATCCAAGTGGCTCTTAGATGAGTTTGTTACTCCAAGGAAGCGTTACTTCCTCTTCCAAGAGTCCTACAGAAGCCAAAAGGAGAAATCTATGGCAGAGTTAACTAAGAACTCTCTCATTGATACTGAAAAAGTCACCGAACTCACAGACCTTTCTTTCGGTGTTCTCTATCAAGACGAAACTTCTCAGAAAACTTTGCGTCGATTTCCCATGTCTTCGGACATGACTTCAGAACAAAAAGAATTCGTGAAGCTTCAGATAGAGAATGCTAAAGACCTGGATGCAGAACAGCGGGAAACACTGCAGACTCGTCTAGCAGAGAAGGAATGTGTAGGTGATCCCATACAAATTCAGATCACTGAGAAAAACTACACCCATCTATTAGATATTATTGATAGTCTTACAGATGAGATGAGTGTACGAGAACGACTACTCAAAGTAGTAGAGGTAGTAGAAACTGAAAAAGTCCCAGAAAAGGTTCCTGAAGAGACTAAAGTAGAGACACCTACTGAATCTACCACCCCCGTTCCCACTTTAGTCCTGGATCCTAAGATAGTACAACTAACAGAGGATCTACAAAAAGAACATAGTCTTAGAGTAAGACTACAAGCTGAAAAAATAGCTCGCCAACAAATTGCAATAGGTGATGCTATGGTAAAAGGAAAAAGCTTGGAACAACTTATATCCTTCTATACCGAAAAGGATCCTATCGTGCTGGATACTATAGAAGAGATGTTAGCACCAACATTTGACCAAGTACATATTGACGTGACCAATGTGGAAAAAGTTAAAAATCCGGTAGAGGAACTATCTACCACAGTCATCAACAAGGATACTACGCCAGTAGTGTCTGAAGATCTTTCTAGTTTTATAAATATTTTTGGTGCAGGTTCTTACCTGGAAGCCAAAGAAACTGAAAGTATTTTTGATTAACCTTTGAAAGGAGGCAAGATACGTGAAAACGTATCTGTCAACAAATTATGGCAAACACTTTTGACGCCCTTCGTGCTGATGCTGCTGGCCAACCTTTAGTTGGTATGCAGTTACTTCCGGGAACCACGCAGGCTCCCCTTACTGAAATCTCAGGTATCGAGGCTCCAGCTGAAGAACTTTCCGTTGATCCTGATCTACCGATCTTGTCAACCTTATTCTTAGCGGACCGCGAAGAAGGCATTTCTATTCCTAAATTTCGCTGTGTAGGTATGAAAGCTCGTACTCTTACTGCTAATATGGCTAGTACTAAACCTTTTCTTACCTTAGCGGGTCCTGGTCTTACAGACCCAGATCCTATTGGTGTAGCTCAGTTTGACCTATATCATGAGTTCAACAACCGTCCTCGTGGTATGCAGTCAGTCTATTTAAAGAATCGTTACATCTCTTATCCATTCGTGAATGGTACTGCTGGTTATGGTACTACGTACTACAACTCCAACCTTACTGGTGTTTTAGCAGAAGGCGATTCCATTGCTCCTGACCTTTATGGTCGCCCTACTAAGTTTGTACCACAGCAAACTATTACTTTTACTGCTGTTGCTACTACTGATGATAGTGGTACTACTGCTATTACTAAGGTTCCTATTCCTGGTGGTACTGGTAGATATGTTCCTGCTTCTCAGATCCATGTCATTAACGTTACACAGTCAAATGCTTCTTTGGATAGTGAAACTACTATCTCTTACAGTACAGAGTGGGTTACTGATCACACTAATGTAGTCATTACTGAAGCTGCTGCCTCTGAAACACTAATCGTAGATACTAATGTGTTGCTAATTACAGTTACTTATGGTCATGCTGCACAGAAGCGTTATGGTCAAGTAGGACGTATTCTTACAGGTCGAGATGCTAACTCCTTAGCTGGATATCTCTCTCGTCAACTGAGTACCGATTTCCCATTTGCTCCTATGATTCTTCCAATGACCACCACACAAGTAACTGAAGATTTCACCATGGTTGATAGTCCTTTGACTATTGATTTAGTGGATGATATGGTTTACACTTATAAGGTCAATTTAGCTCATAAGTTTGTAGATCCTACTGCTCCAATTACCGTCTCCTATTCTGCTGCTGGTAGTGTATTTATTCCTTTACAGAATTTGGAAGTTAACTTGATGTATCCAGGGCAAGAACTTGGCGGTTCCTTCTCAGTACAAGCAGTACCAGGTACTTTAACAGTCAATCTTCTTGGACAAACAATTACCACTAATACTTCTGTAGTACGAATTACTTATTCTTATGAATCAGTACAACCTCGTGGTACTATGGGATTCTTAGGGAATGGTGGTCGTGGTATTCAATACCTGACTGATGGTACCTTCACTGGTGGCCAAGGTCAGGCTGAGGAAGGTGGGCTAGTAGCCACTAAGCCAGGATATGCCTTACATGAAGATGGAGCTATGCTTCGAACTACCGACTGGGCTGGTAAAATCAGTGCTGGTGCTGGTGATCTCTCCAAATGTGGATTTATGCACATACTGGTGTACTAATACTCTGGGGGAGTAATCCCCCACTAGTCTTTTAAGAAAGGATAAATAAATGCCTGAACTATTCGATATTTTACAGCAAAAAAAGACCCAGCTTGATGCAGAAAAAGGTCTCCCTGTTGCTACTGCTACTATGTCAGAGGACGAGAAAAAAGTCGTCGAATCTGATCGCAAACGTATAAAGGTCTTGGAAGAGTATCTTTATCAAGCCATCATGGGTGAAAATAAAACTGGTGTGAGTATTGGTCTCCGAGAGGCTATCACATCTAGAGACTTCCCCGCATTGATGAATCGGGTACTGAATGATCGTATCCTTATGCCCGTGGAGCCTACTTATATTGGTCAGTCTCTCCTGGCTACTACGGTGCCCGTAGGACGCAATGTAGGGGATTATTCTATTGGAGCTTTTGGTTATCTAGAAGCTAAGGAAGTTGGAGAAGGTCAAGAATTTCCAGAACAGACTGCTGAAATCAATCGTAATGCTACTTCTATTGCTATTCGCAAGTATGGTATTCGTGTAGCCGTTACGAAAGAAATGTTAGCCTCTGATGAACTGGGTCTCTGGGGTATGCATGTCCAGGCCGCCAAGCTTGCCATGAACCGTAAGAAAGAACAGGAAATCTTTTCCTTGTTCTGGAGTATCGTAAACCCAGTATTTGACAATTCTGTTGCTTTTGGGGCAGATCTCTATACAGCAGCATCTGTTACTGGTTTAGTTGCTCCAACAACTCCTGCTAAAGCACTGTTTGCAACTAGTGGTCGTGATATTAATGGAGAATTAAATGCAACCCTGCATCTCTTTGATATTATTGATGCTATGTCTGTCCTTCTAGCCAGGAATTATGAACCAACTGATATGTTGATTAATCCTCTGCTTTGGACTATCTTAGCACGAGATCCTGTCCTAAATATGTTCTACATGAATGGTCAGGCCACTCCTGCTCAAATGTCACAAGCTCCAATGTATAGATCCATGAGTCCTGACTCTATGAACAATCTTGTTATGCCTTGGAATATCACTTTGCATGTCACCCCCTTCGTTCCAGTAATCACAACTATCTCAGCAACTGCTGTATCAGCAGGTGTACCTTATATGTCTGATATCTATATTGGTAGTCGAAGAAATGGTGTCTTACTTTTACAAGGTGAACCTCTTACCCAGGATGCTTATACCTCCATTGAAAGAGAAATCTACAATGTACGGTTGAAAGAATACTATGGTACTGGTTTAGCTGATGGTGGACGTTCATGGACTGCTATTAAGAACATTCGTATCGACAGAAGCTACGAGCCTGTTGTTACTCGGACTCTGTTAACTGCAGATGCCTAATCTAAGAGGATGAGGGGAGTGAACCTCCCCTTATTCATAAGGAGTCATTATGACTTGGCAACTTTTAACTAAAGGGAAATTAAAATCCCTAATGGCTTTAGTCAATACTACTGGTGGAAAAACTGTTAAAGTAGATGCTGCTGATATTACTAATGGTGTAGTGGGAACTACACAACTAACTACTGCTGTTGGTACTAGTCTTGGTAAAGCTGATACTGCGGTACAACCTGCTGCACTTCCAGCTTATCTTCTAGCAGTTACTTCTGGACAGAGGATGTTCAGGAATACACAAAATGTAACAGGAACACTACAAGTAGATTTATCTGCAACTTTCTCCAATATAGATGAAGTTGTAGCAGTTTTAGGAGCAGATCCTTCAGTAAATGCTACTGTAGTTTCTGTTACTATTCCTACACAAACTGGTGCAGATGCCGGTAAATTTACTTTAAAGGTATGGAAACCTACTACTGCTGGTGCTGCTGGTAATCCAGATCTTATAGCTTCAAGTACCTCAACTGCATTACATTATATTGGAATAGGAACACCTGTATAAAGGATAAATCATGTCTGTACCATATGTCTTAAGAACTAGTCCTGTAAACTCAGAACAAGGAATCTCTACTACTCCTACTATTACCGTGGAGTGGAGTTGTGATGTAGATGAGGCATCTGTACAGAATGAGGACTTCTATTTCACGAGGGTCTCTGATAGGACCGTCATTACCGCTACAGCATCTGAGTTAGTCTCTGGTGCTGTAGTATCTTTTGAAGCTTCAGAACCTTTGGATCCTGGAACTGAACATACTGTAACTATCACTCCTGGTATAGAATCAGTTACAGGAGAAAGTTCCCCGCGATCTTATTCTTGGAATTTTACTACTGGTATTTATAGTACTCTTTTAGCTCCAGTGATTATGGAACCTATTGATGGAGAACTAGTAGATGAAACATATACTATAGAATGGAACGGGGATGGAGATATTTATCAGATTCAAGTAGCTACAGATAGAATCTTCACTGATCCTGTAATAGATACTAATAGTATTTCAGTAAATAATTTTATCTTATCTGATAGTGCTTTAATAGCAGCTACTACTTATTTTCTTAGAGTGAGAGTTTTTTCCGACGGAACACCTTCTCCGTGGTCTAATATTATTAGTGTCATCTATAAAATGCCAGTAAGGATCTCTGGTGCGGAGTTAGTGGATGGGGATCTATGGACCACCTCCCGTTCCAGTTTCTCTTTAATAAGAGTACAACCTCTACCAGGAACAGCAAATAAAACTCCTGGGAGTATTATTCTTACCTTTAATAAAGCTCCACATGCTAATACTTTAACAGAAGGTACAGATCAATATGCTCCTCCTACCTTAGAATCTTTGAATCTATTAACTGGAGTGTCTACTGAAACACAAACAGGGTGGACTATCTCTGGAGATACTTTAGTAAATGCTGGTCCATTCTTATCAAATACCACTTATTATGTATATCTCTCTGCTGAACTTCAATCAGTAGATGGAGATGTGTTTGCTTAGAGGTAATGATGTCACTAGATACTAGTAGGTATGTACTGAATACAGTCGTCTTTGAGAGTAAGGTATGATCATATTTAACCAAACGTTTCAAGTGGCTAAATTAGTAGTAAACGATGAGACAAGGGCTGTTGGCGCTGAGTTGGTCAGTGTAACATTCGGCGCTTTACATCCATGTATATGGACTGATAATGGTGAGGATGGTATAAGTTTACGCACTCCAGCGAATTATCGTCTCAGCCTTGGGGTTATGGTAAAGGTTGGTGAGACTCTGGTAACCATCCGTGAAATCGGCGAAAGCACCTCTGAGTATAACCAATACGCGGCGAAGTCGTAACGAGTTGCGGGGAAAGATATGGTTGACTCTAGTAGATATACATATACGTCCGTGGAATCCTTTAGTGATGGTATCTATGATCGGTGCAATGGGAC